ACCGAACCACATGGCGCTGAGTCGCGAGACGAACGCGCGTCCGATCCCGTTCGACGCCGCGTTCGACCTGGGCGGCGGTGTCACCGCGCAGTATCCCCACGATCCGACGTTGCCGGCCAGTGAAGCCGTGCAGTGCCGCTGCCGGCTGCGGCTGGTGATGCCGTGATACACAAGGAGCCGTCAATGCTTGCCGCGATGGGGAACCTTACTCGTCTCGCAAAGCGACAGATGCTGCATTGCGACGAATGCGAGACGCCGGTCGCGGAAGTCCGCGCAGACTGCATCATCATCAAGAGTCGTCATCACAACCAGTGGCACGTCACCGTCATCCCCTTCGAGCAATTGCGCGAGTGGATGACGCAGTCTGGCCCTGTCACGTAGTTGAGACAGTTGCGCGGTACGATGCTACGCGCTATCATGTGACGTAGCAGACAACCTACTTCTGAGCGACCAGATCGCCTGCACGTGAGCGCCCCCGAGCGCCAAACGGTAGGCGATTGCTCATGATAGACGAGACCGAACCCACGATCCCCGTACCGGAAGCCGCGACGGTTGTGCCGTTCGCGGCTGGCGCGTTGCTTGAGGCGCTTGACGCCGACGGCTGGCGCTGGCGCGTCCAGGTGATTGAGGCTGGCACGAGCAAGAACGGCAACGAGTATCCGTTGCCCGTCCTGCACGCGGCCGCGCCGCTCTATTCCGGCGTGCCGGTCTTCCCCGAACACGACGCCCGTAAACGCGGATTCTCCGACAAGATGGGCGTCATCACTGAGGCCACCCCCAACGATCGCGGCATCGAAGCGACGTATGAGGTCGCGCGCTCGCGGCCGGACGTGCGTGACGACATGTTGCAGGCGTGGGACGTGAAAGCGCGCACCGGGCGAGACCTGTTCGGGTTTAGCCACTCAGTGCGCAAGTTCCGTAGCCGTCCCCGTGCCGGTCGTGGTCGGGTGGTGGAAAGCATCGACGAGGTCGAGTCCGTCGATCTCGTCATGAGTCCGGCTGCCGGGGGCGCGCTCCTCGCTCCTGTCGCTGAGGCTTCCCAACCCTCGCTATCCGTCGATCCACTACAGGAGGCAATTGTGAACGTGACAGAGATGCTGGCGAAGCTGCGCCGGGGCGAAACGCTCGGCGTGGATGAGCTGGCGAAGCTTCAGGAATCCATCGGCGGCGCAGAGATCGCGGCCGCACTGACTGAGGCACAGCCGCCGGCCGCGCCGGCGACGACTCCCGCGCCGAACCTGACCGAAGCCGAGGACCGCATCACGAAGATGCTGGCGGACGCCGAACAGCGCGTGAAGCTCTCCGAGTGCCGCGCGCTGCTGACCGTGAAGCTGTCCGAGTCGAAGCTGCCAGAGAAGGTCGCGGCGGCAATCGCTGAGGACTTCGACGGACGGCTATTCGAGGCTGCCGATCTTGACAAGCGCATCGACCGCGACCGCACGATCGCGGCAGATATGGCGGCTGTGCAGCCGCACGGGCTGGGCCGCGTGGTGCCAGGCACGGACGAACGCGAGAAGCAGCAGCACGCGTTGGACGGCATGGTGCAGGGGCGCGTCGTTGAAGGCGTCCGGCCATTCACAAGCCTGAAGCAGGCGTACATCGCCGTCACTGGCGACCGACGCTGGGACTACATCTCAGACGGCATGAACCGCGCTGTCCTCGCTGAGGCGGTCGCCTTCGCGGGCGATGATGAGTTCCTCGCCGAATCCATCCAATCCAGCACCTTCGGCGCAATGCTCGGGGATTCGATCACGCGGTCGATGTTGCGTGAGTATGCGACGCCAGACCGACAGACGTGGCGCGCAATCTCGGACGTGGTGCCAGTCAACGACTTCCGCATTCAGCGCCGCGTGCGCTGGGGCGGCTACGACTTCCTGTCTGTCGTCAACCAGGGCGCGCCGTATCAGCCGCTCTCCACTCCGACGGACGAAGAGGCGACCGACTCGCTGGACAAGTACGGCGGGTTGGAAGACCTGACGATCGAGGCGATCGCCAACGACGATATCCGCCAGCTGCGCAACATCCCGCGCAAGCTCGGGCAGGCAGCGTCCGACACGCTCTACAACGCGGTCTGGAATACCACGATCCGAGGCAACGCGGTTGCGTCCTATGACACGACGGCGCTCTACGACGCGACGCACGGCAACACCGGCACGACGGCGCTTGCTGAGGCGGGACTCATCGCAGTGCGTACCGCAATGCGCAGTCAGGTCGGGTCTGGCAATCAGAACGGGCTGCCGCTCGGTGAGGCGAACACGCCGCGTGTGATCGCGGTACCGAACGAGCTGGAGATTCAGGCGTACAAGCTGACACAGTCGGCTGTGGCGATCACGTCGGCACAAGACGCGACCGCGCCGAACTTCTTCAGCAACGGACTCCAGGTTGTTGTCGTGGATTCGTGGGCGGACGCGACCGACTGGTACGCGTTCGCCGACCCGGCCCGCGTTCCGACGTTGGAGGTCGGCTTCTATCAAGGCCGGGAAGAGCCGGAGCTGTTCGTCCAGGACGCACAGACCGTCGGCTCGGTCTTCACGGCCGATAAGGTCACCTACAAGATTCGGCACATCTGGTACGTGATGGTCGCCGACCACCGCGCGACGTACCGCATGGTCGTTGCGTAGTCCACACGCTGAAAGGGGGTGATGCAACCGGCGTCACCTCCCGCCACACCTGACAGGAGCACATGATGACAACGAGTCTGCACGACATGCCGGGGACATTTATCGCGTCGCACCGCTTTGAGTCACACGCGGGCGCGACGGCGACCGAGACGCGACAGTACGGCGCACTGACCCCAGCGGTGGGCAACGTCAAGATTCTCGGCGTCTACATCGCGTATGACGCGGCGATAACCGGCGCTGACACGAACACCACGACCGTCACGGTGACGCTAGACAATGCCGACAGCACCGTGTTGCTGACACATGCCTTCGTCAGCGGGTTCAACATGACCGCCGGAGTGCCACAATCAGGCGGTCTGGTCGGGACCCCCGTGATTGAAAGCGGCGCGAGCCTGTATCTCACGTTCACCAAGGTCGCTACGGGCCTCCTGATACCCGGCGGCGTCCTGATGATCGAATACCAGTACGCGTAAAGCGTCCGGTGCTGTATAGGGGCGTGGCATGACACTGACGCTGGCAACGACGATCTCGCGGGCCACCCTGCTAATGCAGGACAAGGCCAGCACGATCCCGCCCGATCCGGCCCCGGACATGACTGAGGCGGTCAGGCAGTCGTTGGCGCAGTATGACGTGGACGTGCCACGCTCCATCATCGTGGACATAACCGGCGACGGGAGCGCTTACGACTTCGCCCTGCCGGCGGGGTTCGTGGACGGCGCATCCCGTGTCCTCAGTATCGAGTACCCGGCCGGCGAGCAATCGCCGGTCATGCTCGACCCGTCCCGACTGACCATCTATCGGACGGCTTCCACATCGACGCTGCGCTTCCTCGACATGACACCGGGCAGCGGGATCGTGGCGCGGCTGTCCTTCAGCGCACCGCACACGCTCAATGGGCTTGATAGCGCCGTCGCAACGACGATCCCGACACGGCACGACGAAGCGTTCGTGACGCTGGTTGGCTCGCAGGGGTTGTTCCTGCTGGCCGCGCACTGGCTGCACGAGCAAGAGAACACCATCGCCGTTGACACCGTCGATCGTGGCTCACGCTCGGAAGAGGCATCGCGGCAGGCGCGGGCGCTGCTGGCGTCGTATCGGCTACTGGCCAGCGTGCCAGCCCGTGGCGCGGCTGCGCTCTCGCGTGTGCAGTGGACATCCACCTACGCGCCCGGTGTCGGGCGGCTCACGCATCGGCGCACCTCATGAGCCTGGAGATCCGGGTTGACGACGCGCGCCTGCGGGCCGCGTTGCAGCGTGCCCCGCAGGTGATCGGCGCTGAGCTGGAGCGGACGGTTACTGGCATCGCGCTCGACGCGGAATCTGGCGTGATCGCCGCGACTCCGGTTGGCGCAACCGGCCATCTGCGGCAGTCCATCACGCATCAGGTGGCCGCGTCCGCGCTCGTGGTGCAGGGTCGCGTCTACTCGACCGACGTGCCGATCAAGGTGGCCTCGGTCGAGCATGGCCGCGCGCCGGGCCGCATGCCACCGATGGCTCCGATCGAGCTCTGGGTAAGCCGGAAGCTGGGCGGAGATCGTCGGGTCGCGTTCCTCGTGGCGCGTGCCATCGGCCGGCGTGGCACGAAGGGCCAGCACATGTTCGAGAAGGGCTACGAATCGGCAACGTCCCGTCTGCCACAGCGGATGGCTGGTCTACGGGCCGCGATTGCGCGGGTGTTGTCGTGACGTACTCGGCAGTCCGTGACGCCATTGTGGCGCGGCTCAACACCGTCTCAGACGTTGGCGCGGTCAACTCCTACCGGCGCGGCGTCAAGCACTTCGGCGACTTCGATACCGCGTTCATGGCCACGATCGGCGGGGTGAAGCAGATACGCGGCTGGGACGTGTCCTGGGAGTCGGGCGGCTACTCTCCCGAGGCGTGGCAGGCCGATAGCACGATGCTGCTGGCCGGGGAACAGGTCTACGTCGTGCGCGGCTACATGAGCCAACGTGACGCGGACGCGACGGATAAGACGTTCTCCGACCTCATCCGGCTTGTGATCCGGGCGCTATCGACGTGCATGGCCTCGGCAACGCGTCGTCAGTCGCACGTGCCGGTCTTCCTGCGCTCCAACGTCTTCATGAACTTTGAGGCCCCGTCCGCTGGTGTGGCGCTCATCCACTACTGCGAGATTGAGGTACGCGTGATGGATGAGGAGGTCGTCTGATGCATCCTGCGGCCTTCGCGTTCGTCGAGCGCACCGTGTCGCGGCAGGGCTGGGCCGATACGCCACTCGTGGCAATCGAGCTGGGGGCGTGCAACGTCAACGGCTCAGTCCGGGCACTCTTCCACGCTGACACGACGTGGACGGGCGTTGACGTGCGACCAGGGCAGGGCGTGGACGTTGTCTGCGCTGCTGAGAACTTCCGACCGGGCACGCTCGTTGATGTTGTCGTCTGCACCGAGGTGCTTGAGCATGCGCCGGAATGGCGCGCAATCCTGGCGAACGCGGCGGCGATGCTGCTGCCAGGTGGCCGCTTCGTCCTGACCGCCGCAGGCCCCGGCCGTGCCCCTCATGGCTGCGACGGTGGCGCGGTGGGCGATGAGCACTACGCGAACATCGACCCGGACGAACTGGTTGACGCGCTGGACAGCGCCGGGTTTGCGTCGAGCATCGTCGAGACGAACGCTGCGGCCGGCGATGTCTACGCCGTCGCGTGGGTGGCGGTGCTGCCATGACCGCGACGATACCGACCATGCCGGCGACACAGACGACCGCCGCGAAGCAGCGGGTGATGGTCATTGCGCCGGGGCACAACGTCTCGACGATCGACGTGTACAACGCCATTGTCGACGGATTGCGCGCGCTGCCGGACGTTGACGTTCTGCCGTTCCCGTTCCACACACACCTGGAGGCGCACCTTGCGCTAGAGCGGCTGTGGAAGAATAACGGCGTTGAGGACGCGACCGAACAGGTGCTGCTGGCCGCGTCGAATGCGGCGTTCCCGCGCTTCCTGGCGTTCCGGCCACAACTCGTCATCGTCGTGACCGGCACGACGTTCCCGCTGCCCGCTTCGGCGCTGATGGCGGAGTACACGCGGACGGCGGTTGTCCTGACCGAGTCGCCCTATCAGCGCGAGATGGAAGAGCGGCTATCGGTCGCGTTCCACGACGTGTTCACCAACGAACGGGCCAGCGTCGGCAGGTTCGTCCAGCATCGCCGGATGATGGAGCACATCACACCTGAACGCGTCCACTATCTGCCACACATGTACGATCCCGCGCGCCACTATCCCCGACAGGCGAGCGGCGCGCTGGCATCGGACGTGTGCTTCGTCGGGTCGCCGTTCCCGGAGCGGCTGGCGCTGTTCAGCGGTGTGGACTGGTCGGGTATCCAGTTCGTCTCACGCGGACTCGACACCGACCCGGACAGGCCAGAGACAGCGGCGGGGTTCGTCACGAATGATGAGGCGCACGAACTCTACGCGTCCGCCAAGATCGTTATCAACCATCATCGGACGATCCGTTACTACGGGCAGTCCGACCAGATCGCGCCGGGTGAGGCGGAGAGTCTCAATCCGCGCGCCTACGAGCTGGCTGCCGCCGGCGTCTTTCAGGTCTGCGACGACAGCAGGCCGGAACTCGCCGAGGTGTTCGGCGACAGCATCCCCACCTATCGGCAGGGCGATAGCGCCGACCTTGAACGCGTCCTGCGCCACTACCTCGCACAACCGGAGGAGCGCCGGGCGTGTGTGGATGAGGCGCGGCGACGGGTGGCAGGGCACGACTGCGCCAGCCGCGCGCGATACATCGTGGATCGTTGCAACGACAGGAGCTAGCACATGGCTGTAAAGGCCGGCGTCAATCAGATTCTCTACTTCGGCACCGGGACGGCGATCGCGGTCTCCGAAGGGACCGGGTTCTCGATCAACGTCTCGACGCAGTTCGCGGACTCGACCTCGTGGGGCGACGTGTTCCAGGAGCAGATTCCCACGATCTCGCAGGCGTCGGGGCAGATCACCAAGCACTATGACCACGCCGAGACGGGGTTGCGGCAGGCGGCGTTGAACCGCTCAATCGGCAACTTCTACTGGTACCCCGACCGCGCGGAATCGGCGAACTACATCTACTGGACGGGCTACGTCGGCGGCGGCTCGATCAACGCGGGCAGCCTGACCGGCATGATCGGACACACCTACGACGTGTCGTTCGCGTCGCAGCCGGTCTGGAAGCCGTAACCACACAATGAGGGGGCGGCGACCGTGCCGCCTCCTGTCTCACCCGGGATGGATGGCCAGCAGATGCAGTTTCGCATGATTGATATGCCGGAGCGGAAGGCGGATGTCCCGAGGCCGCGCATCACGACGGCGCGTCGGGTTGAGCTGCCAGACGGCGCGCACTGGATTGAGGTCGTTGGCGGCTACTCCCACGAAGAGCGCCGATTCTGGGCATGGCTGATGGAACGCACACGCGGCGCAAGCGACATCGCCGACGATGCCGAACGCGAACAGATCGAGAATGATGTCAACGCGTATGTCGCGACGTTCATGGATGTCCACATCGTCGCGCACAACCTGACGTACCCCGGCACCGATGACGAGCTACCAGATAGCGGCTGGGACCTGTTCTGGGAACTGCCGTTCGATCAGTCGTTCCGGCTGTGCAGCGTCATCCTGAACCCACCGAGTCCGTTCGACTCCCCAAAAGCCGCGCCGAATTCTACGAGTGGCTGACGAGCGGCCGGCTGACGGACGAGCCGCCGCCGGCTGGCTGGGCTGACTGGGATATCGCGCTAGAGGATGAGCAGATGGCGGAACGGTACGGCTGGACAGTTGAGGATATCGACCGGCTCGGGCAGGACGGCCGCGCGCGAGTCCGCTACTGGTGGGCCGTCAAGGTCGCGCACACCGAGGCGTCGCGGTTTCTCCGGCAGTGGGAAGCGCAGCAGGCGTCCAACGAGGCGATCAACGCCAAGCGATGGGGCGGTGCGTGATGACGCAATCAGTCGGCAGCCGCGCGAGCCGTCGCCCAGTCAGTGTCAAGGAGTTGCATCTCTGCTCGGCTCGTGTCGTAGTGGCGCATTGCCGCGCTCTTGTCACCCGCTATCGCGGCTTCCATACCGGCGATTGCAGCATCGGCAGCGGCCATGGCGTGCGGCTTCACATCGACGCCGCAGACAGTCCAGTCCTCGGCTGCGAGCTTCTCACGCGCCGCTTCCACGGCCGGCAGCGACTCGCTCACCTCGCCGATCGTCTTCTGTGTCGTCCACCCGTTGGCGGCGGTCGCGAAGTCGCGCCACGCGCCCGACTGTATCTCCCGCAATCGTGCGTCCACGTCGGCTGGCGTGCAGGCGGTCGGCGTATCGGCGGTGGGACTGCCACCGCAGGCAACCAGGAGCAACGCGGCGGCGACCAGCAGTATCGACAGTCTCATTGGGTGTCCTCTTCTCTCTCGCGCGCATCGTAGCAGAGACCGGCTAGACGGGAAACGTTTCGATGGCCAGCAACCAGCAAGTCCAGATCAGGATCACCGCGCAGAACATGAGCGACCCTGCATTCAAGGACGTTGCGCGGGCGCTGGACCAGATCAGCAACAAGAAGGTCAAGGCGAAGGTCGAAGCGGATACGGCACAAGCCGAGGCATCGGTCGACAAGCTCGACAAGATGATCGTTCGCATCGGCGGCCAAGCAGTTGAGATTCCGGTTGACGCCGACCTCAATCCCGCGTTAGCCGAGATGGCACGCGCCGAACGCGAGGTGCAGAAACTCGACAGCCTCGACCCGGAGATCGATGTCCGCGCCGACGCCGGCCAGGCAATATCCGAGATGAACAAGCTGGAACGCGGGATCACGTCGATCGGCCAGCAGGCGCAGATCGGGTTCGGGGCGCTACGGACGCAGATCGTCGGCGTTGCCAGCGGCATGGCCATCGCGACCGGGGCAATGGCACTGATCGGTAAAGGGTTCGGGTTCGTCAAGGATTCGATCTTCGGCGCAAACAACGAGATGGACCAGACGCGGGCCACGCTTCTGGCCGTCACGAAGAGCGCCAGCGAGACCGAGAAGATTCTCGGCATGATCAACCGCGAGGCGGCACGGACGCCGTATGTGTTCGGCGAGATGGCCAGCGCGTACACGTCGCTGCTGCCGCTCTCCAAACAGTACAACCTGGACCTGCAAGCGTTGGTCGAATCTGCCGAACTGCTGGCCGCGTCCAAGCCTGAGCAGGGGTTGGCCGGGGCCGCGTTCGCGCTACGCGAGGCGATGAGCGGCGATTACATGTCACTCATCTCGCGCTTCGACCTGCCGCGCCAGTACATCAACCAGTTGAAGGCGGAAGGTGTCCCGGCGCTGGAGATCGTCAATCGCGCAATGGGGCAGATGGGGTTTGACGCCGACATCATGGCCCGCCGCGCTGAGACGATGTCGGCGAAGTGGGCGACGTTCTTCGATGACATCCGTATCGGCATCGCGACGGCGACGGCACCGGCCGTGCAGTGGCTGTCGACCAACCTGTTGTCTGCGCTCACCTCAGTCAAGGAAAGCGCAACCGCAGTCATTCAGGGCATCGGGGAGGTCGGCACGGCGCTCGCCAGTCTCCCGCCAATCAGCGTCCTGAAGGTCGTGCTCGAAGAGGGCGGCAGCGACCGCGTCTGGTCGCTGATGGACTCGGCGTTCGTCTCACTCCCTGGCGTCAAGGCCATACGAGATGGCGCCGAACTGAGCAAGGAATACAACGACTTCAACGAGACGGGTATCGACCAGAGCCAGCGATACGTCGATACAGTCAACAACATGGCCGGCGCATACCAGAAGTACATTGATGCGCACGCATACGATGAGGCGTTCATTGGCAATCAAGCCGAGCTGAGTCGGCAGGCAGAGGCGTACTACTTCCAGATCGAACAGCAGGAGGCGGCACTTCGGCGCAGGCAATCGGCGGCGCGTGACGCTGCAGCCGAAGAGGCCACACAGGATGCCGACCGCTTGCGTCGTCAGGAGGAATATCTCGCAGCGACGAAGGGCGACCGGGACATGGCGCGCCTTCGCGACGACAACATGGACGGCGAGCTCTACGCATCCACGCTGGACGCACAAGCAGAGGCAGCGTTCCGCGCTGCTGAGGCGAACTCGACGCTCCTGATCACGCAGGATCGGTTGGCTGAGGCGTATCAGACGGGCTTGCAGGCACAGCAGACCTACACCGCGCAGGGTGCGGAATACGCCAGCCAGGCGAACAACATCACCAAGGCGATGGAGATCATCCAGCAAAAGCAAGCCGATGGTATCGAGCTGACCGAGGGCGAGATATTCATACGCGACCATGCCACGGCGGCGCTAGACCGCTACAAGGGCGGGCAGGAAGACGCCGCGATGACAGCCGGCGAGTACGCCGTCCGTAACGGCATGGTCATGCAGGCGCAGGACGAATTGAACGCCGCGCTGGGCCGGGGTGAGATCAGCCAGGCCGAATACGCACAGAAGATGAAGGATGCCTACGCGGCGGCGGGCCTGACATATGACGCGACGGCGAACAACTCCACGATCATGGGCACGATGGCATCGACTATCGCAACCGAGCTGGTGCCGGCGATCCTCGACCTTGTCCGCAAGCTTGACGAGATCAACGGCAAGCACGTCACCGCGACCGTCGAGACGAACTTCATCACGACCGGCGACTCGGCGACCGGACAGATGTACGGGCAGCACGTCTCGGGCGGCGTGGTCGGGGTGACTGCCAATGCTGCCGGCGGCATCATCGACCGGCCGATGCTATCGCTGGTCGGGGAGGAAGCGCCGGCGCATCCCGAATACATCATCCCGACGAATCCGGCGCGCCGTGGCCGGGCCGTGGGATTGTGGGCAGCGGCCGGCCGGTCGCTCGGCGTGCCGGGGTTCGCCGACGGCGGCGGGCCGGGCGCAATGGCCAGCGGCGGTGGAAGCAGTCCGGGGCCGATCGACTGGTCGTGGCTGTTCGCTGGCATGGATGCCGAAGCCGAGAACTACACCGACCGTGTCGCCGATGCGTTCGCCGGGCTGTTCCGGGATATCGAAGACCTGGCGACCGGGGCGGCGGCGAAGCGAGCACAAGAGGAACTTGACCGGCTGGTGACGATTCGGCAGATCGCGATCGACACCGGCGCGGGCGAGTCGGTCGTCGCCGGGCTTGACGCGCAGATCACCGAACAGCAGGGCAAGGTCGAAGCGATCGGCGCGGCGATGGGGACGGCCGTCGTCTCCGGGATCGCCGGAGAGATCGCCAGCGCGGCCACTGGACAGGCGATCACCGACGCGTGGCAGTCGGCGCTCGGGAGTCTTGACGGCATCCTGTCGGGCGACTATCAGGAGAAGCTCCAGGGCAAGCTCGACAACCTCCAGACACAGCTACGGTTGGCGCTCGCCGGTGGCGCTCCGGACGAGGTTATCGACGCAATCCAGCAGAACATCGCGGCCGTGTCGCGAGAGCTTGAGACGGCCGGGACGATCTTCAACGAGGCCGTCGAGGCGGGGCTAATCCCTGACGCATTCACGATGCCACTGGACAAGATCGCCGAACTCCTGCCACAGATGAAAGATGGCGGGCTGTCGATGATCGACGAGATGGCGCGCGGCATTGCCGAGGGCACGACCGATCTTGGCGGGGTGCTTGACGTGATCGGCCAGATGATCGCGGCGGACTCGGACGACTACGCCAGCACCATCGGCGCATCGGCGGCGGCGATCGTTGACCAGCTCAACGATGTCAAGCAGGCGCTCCTGAGCGATCTCGCGCAGGCGCTCGTTGATGGGTCCGACCCAACCGCGATCCAGCAGAACCTCATGATTATCGAGCAACTACTCGAAGACACCGAGACGAAGGTCAAGCGCACCAGCGACGAACTGCGCAACCTCGTCTCGGGGCAGATCATCAAGCGGCCGACCGGTACATCATCCGAGCAGGACCTTGGAAGCGTCGGCGGCGGGCTGAGCGGCTTTGGCGGAGGCGGTGGGGGCCGCGCCGTCAACCTCGTGATGCCAAGCGGGCAGATGGTCGCATCCTGGTACGCGTGGGAGTCGGCGCGAGATGCGCTGCTATCGCCGATCGGAGTCGGATAGATGACACCAGAGGTCCGCTTCGGGACGGCCAGCACATACCTCGACCTGATGAACCGCACGACGTACCGTGTGCGTCCGCCGGGGATCAATGCGCCGGAAGCCGCAACGAACGTGCGGGCCGTCACGGTGCCATTGTTGCTATCGGCTACGACGCCTGACGGGCTGGGGGCCGCCAAGTCAGCGCTTGAGGACATGCTGACACTGGCGCGCCGCACACTCCGGGAGCGGGATAACGCGACTGACCGGGTAGCACTCGCGGTGCGCGCTGGCGCGACTGACTGGACCTATATCGACGTGCTCAGCGGCACCGTGGATGGCTGGGAAGCGCTGCCCGACGGCATCCACGCCTATGCAACACTGACGCTCGCCTGCCGGCCGCTCTTTCGCGGCGACATGATGCAGGCGCAGAATCTCCTGTCTGCGCCGACCGACCCGACCGTGGCCGCGTGGACGAAGACGAATGCCACCGCGACGGCCAGCAACACCACCGCGCCGGACGGCTCGGGGACGGGCGGGACGCTGCTGGAGACGACCGCGACCGGGGCACACGGGATCAGCCAGTCGGTGACGAAGCCGGCGACCGCGACACAGTACGCGGCGTCGGTCTACGTGAAGGCGAACGGGCGGTCGCGGGTACGGCTCTCGCTGATGAGTGGCGCGAACGGGGCGCGGGCGACGTTCGACCTCAGTGCAGGGACGATCAGCACGGCGGCGGCGCTGGTCGGATCTGGCTGGGCCGGTGCGTCTGCCACGATCGTGGCCGATGGGGACTGGTGGCGGGTGAGCATCGCTGCCACGTCCGACACGACGACGACCGCGACGGTGGCGCTGGAGCTTGATAACGGCTCCGGCACGTCCTATGCCGGCGACGTTGCCAAGGGCGTGCGGGTCTGGGGCGCGCAACTGGAAGAGGGGGCGGAGCCTGGGCTCCTGCTGGTGGCATCGTATCTGCCGGACAGCGTCCAGGCTGCCTGGACGGAATCGGGCTACGAGTACGACGAGCCGAGCGGGTCGTTCAACTACACTGCCGACCCGGATAACCTCGTGTCCAGGAGCGACTTCACCTCATCGAACATGACCCGCCAGGCCAGTTATAGCGACCCATCCGGCGGGACCAGCGCGGAACGATTCGTGGACAACAGCGTCGCATCCTCCGTCCGGTACGTGTCATCGCAGGGCGACCCGACGCCGAGCAGCCTGCCGCGCAACTACACCGGCGCGATCTACGTCAAGAACTACGCTGGTCGCAACACGCCAACGATTGTGTTCCGGGAGTCCGGCGGCGATTCGGTGTACTTCGAGGTCAACATGACCGACGGCACAATGGGGAGCGTGACGACAGCCGGGTCGAAGGTCACGTTGGTCAGCCGTGAGGTGCAGGCGGTCGCGTCGTCGTGGTACTGGGTGCGCATCACCGCGACGATCGGCAGTGGCGCGGGAGACCTGGAGTTCCGTATCTACCCGAACGGCACGGCTGCATACGCGGGCACCACAACCTATGGCGTCATCGTCTGGCGTCCACAGATCGTCACCGGCGACACGATCGACGATCCGCAGATTCTGACGACCGTTGTCGTCGATCCGATCGAGCACGCGGCGGTGACCGTCGGCGCGGGCCGGCAGTCTGGCGCGTGGGTATATGGCATACCCGGCGACGCTCCGGCGCTCTACCGGGCTGAGCTGGACGACAACAGCGCAACGGTCGCGGTCAACCGCGTCCACATCGGGGCATGGTCGGGGCCGGGCGTCCTGCTGGACGAGGTCGAGCCGTTCAGCATCGCAGCCGCGTCCGATGCTGCGGCGATGGTCAGCGATGGCAGCGGCAACATCGGCACGTCGTATCCGACGATGGGGGCCGATCTGGACTGGTCGGCAGTCGGGTCCGTCTCGCTGACCGACCTGACGAGCCGTCGGGGCAGCGCCGACGTGATCGCGCGTGTCAAGGACGGCTCGTCCTATCTCTCGCAGCCGCAGAGCCTGGAGGCGTCGGTCACGGGCGGCATCTACGCCCGGCGGATCAGCCGGATATACCGGGATGCATCGACCGGGATGGGCTTTGGCGCGCCACGAGTGACGCCCGGCTCGACGCTGGTGATGCTGGTGCAGTGGACGGCGCTGATCGGAGCCGGGACGCCGACGATGAGCGGGACGGGCGGCCTGACGTGGACGAAGATCGGGCAGGTTGAGGAGGGGTTCAGCAGGTTCGCCTGGTGGTACGCCAAGGACGTGACGCAGCCGACGTCGCAGATCGCGGTGACGTGGGCAGGGACGGCGGGCTTCCCGGCCGCGACACTGGTTGAGATCATCGGCGCCGCCGCCGACCCGTTCGACAAGTGGGCCGGGGCTTCGGTCTCGTCACGCTACCACAACACCAGCTACAGCGCGACGCTCGGTAGCGCAACCGCGCAAGCGCACTCGTTGCTGCTCTCGGCTGGTCTCGGGCTGGGCATTGCCAATAACCCGCTGACGGTACCGTCCGGGTACTGGCGAGTCGTGTCGTCGCTGTCGTCCGGTGGCGTCGGCGCGCTAACCGTGACATCGACCGGGGCGTATGGCGTCACGTGGGATCGCCCGCCGGGCATCGTCGATAGCGGCGAGGGCTGGATTGTGGCCATCGCCGCGTTCAAGGCCGCGGCGGCGACCGGGTCGAGCATCACGGTCGGTCAGTGGCAAAACTGCGTCACGGCGGTGGACGCGGCCGGCAACGAGTCGCTGCCGACCGGGGTTGTGTCGGTGCCAGTGCCATCGACGTCGAGCGCGGTCGCGCTGACGTGGACACCGCCGGCGACCGGGACGCCGACCAAGTACCGCGTCTATCGCCAGCACGTCGACACCTGGGCCTATGTCGAGGTGACCGCGCCGGCCACGTCCTACATCTGGACATCGGAGTCGGTCTACACGAACGCCATGCCGCCGACGGTTGCGCCGCCGGTTGCGGCATGGCGCGCGGCGGTGTCGTTGCCGTCGGGCGAGACGCTCTGGCGGTCGCAGGCCAGCGCGTCAAGCAACCTGGCGAGCGGACTGTGGGAGGACATCAGCCTCGGGTCGCTGCCACTGCCACCGATCGCCAGCGGCGAGGGTGTGACGCCGGACGAGGCGCGGCTGACCGTTGAGGCGGCGCACCTGACCGGCGCAATCGTCGGGGTCAACGGCATCTGGCTGGTCGATAGCGCCGAGGGCCAGACGGTCTCGCATCGTATCGGCATGGCTGCCGACGCGCCGGCCGACTGGGTGGTCGATACCAACCGAGACGGCGTGACGAGCGCCTGGTTGCGCGATCCGACCACCGGGGACGAGGCGGGGCAACTGGCCATCCGGGGCCAGCAGACGCTCTCGCCCGGCAACGCGCAGATCGTCGTGCGGCCTGAGGTCGCGGCGGGCGAATCGGACATGGTGGCCGGCAACCTGTCGATCCGGCGACTGCTCATCACGCCACGCTGGCGCTATCTGCGAGGTATCGACTGATGGCTGCCGACTTCGTGCTGCGACTTTCGGCGCCGGTGATGAGCGGGGGCAGCGATCGGCCATTGGTCGAGCTGGGCCTGTCGGCCGGCGCGACGGATATCCGCTACGCGTGGGACAAGGCCGGGCCGGCCGGGATGACGCTCGGCACGAGCGTGCCGGGGCGTGCGCCGGTCGTTGGGCCATTGCCTGAGCCGATCGACGCGCCGCTGCGAGCGCACGCGGAACTGTGGCAGGGATCGACCATCGTCTGGGAAGGGTTCGTTCGCAGTCGTGAGCACGGCCGGGGCGGGTCGGTGATCGGCCTGTCACTGGTCGGCTACAGCCAGTCGCTCTCAGACAACTGGCTCAGGGCCAGCAGCCCGCCGCCAATGACCGATGTGCCACTGACGATCGGGGCGGTGCTGGCGGTCGCGATCAACGAGCTAGCGCCATGGCTCAGGCCGGGAGTGGTCGGGGAGCAGTGGACCGATCCGGGTATCGTCCACCCCACCGGCCGTGAGCAGTTCGCGCGGATGACACCGGCGCAGATCATCGACCAGGCCCGTCAGCAGGGCGACTCACGCGGCCGCGAGGTCTGGGTGATGTGCATGCCTGACCGACGGGTCTGGGTGTTCCCGTCGGTCGCGCCCGGCGAGCCGCGCTACCGGGTCGCGTTCGATGGCCGCGTCCAGCGCTGGACAGAGTCTGACGAGGGGATGGCGTCCACCGTGACGGTTGAGTACGGGACCGGGTCGAGCGGGACGCTCAGTGATACGGCGGTCAACGCCACGTTCCAGTCGGCGCGGGGCTTCAGCCCCGAGGTGGTGCTGTCGGTCGGCAACGTCGGGGCTGACGCGGCGGTGGCGCTCAGGAACATGGAGCTCGCCAGGCGGGCGACGCCGCGTGTGTCGGCGACGCTGGGCGCGTCGGCTGACTCGGCGACATGGCTGGCCGATCGGCACGGCGTGCCGGTGCCGTACTGGCTGCCGAGGCCGGGCGAGTGGGTCGGCGTGGCTGGGGAGGCGCTGCTGCCGATCGTCGGGGTGTCGGTCGACGCCAGCGGCGGGACGGCGACGTATGAGCTGGGCGAACCCGACCCGTGGCTGCCGAAGAACATGAACGTGCTGGCGCGGGACACGGTCGCGCGCTACCGGGCGATGATCGCGGCCCGTGGTGGCCGAGTGCGATCGTGAGTGGAGACGACGACATGCCGGAGGACGACCGTGAGGCCAGCGCCATCGTGCCGGTGTGAGTAGGCAGGAGATAGTGAGTGAGTGTCGCACGCCATGACAGCAGCGGACATGTGGGCGCTCGTCTCGTCGGGCGGCACGACGGCTACGCTCCTGATCGTGCTCTGGCTCGTACTAACGGAACGACTGACCACCGGCACGCAGACGCAACGGGAACGCGACCGGGCGCTGGCCGCCGACGCGCAGGCGGACAAGCACCAGGAACTGCTGCAACGGGTACTGTCCTCAGCCGAGGAGTCGTTGCAGGAGATCAACCGCGTGCTGCCCTTAGCCGAGACGTCGTTGCAGCAGATCAAGGATGCGCGGGCGGAGTTTCGGGAGCTAATGCAGCTGATACGGGCCGACATGGCGGAACTCTCTCGCGACCACCGGGACAATGGACGATGAGGCAGCGGGGGAGACTGCGGCGCTTCTGGCACTGGTTCACGGGCCGCTCACGGCGTGGCCCGTACCGCAACGCGGTGGATGTCGGCATCCAGCAGCGCGCCGACCGGCTTCCCGACCTCTACGCGCGCGTTGAAGCCTACGAAGAGCAGGTGCGGGTGATGCGGGCGCTTCACAACGGGCACGAAGGGAACGCCGACCATGGACACGATTAGCCCGTTTGAGGTGCTGTGGGCGCTGATCGTGACGTGGGGAGCCTGGCACCACGCGCACGCATGGCGTGACATCCACGATGACGTGATGCGACTGGAGGCCGGTGAGCTGGCCGTGACACCCGGTGCGATGGCGCTCTATCGCAACGACGCCGACTCCGAGGCGGACTGGGCACTGGTCTGGCTGGCCATGGCGCTGGTCGGACTGATCGCGATGACACAGCCGCGTGTGCCGACCGACATCCAGGGCGTATCCACGACGGTGCTGCTGTTCGGCGTCGCGGTCTGGGCGCGGTTTCGATCCGAGGTGCGCGGCCGGCGACGGGCACGTGTCATCGCGGGCTATGGAGATGATGAGGCATGACATACACGAAGGGCACACCGATCCTGGGGAGTGGGACGGTCAGCGCGGCGGCGATACAGGCATGGTACGCGGCACGCGGGCCGGTCGCGGCGTCGGTCTACGCGCCGGACAAAGCCTATCGGCCCGCGCCGCTGACCATCGGTGCGGACATGGTGGCTATCTGTGCCGAGTGGGGCGTCAACCACGACATTGTGGCAGCGCAGATCAGCAAGGAGTCGGCGTACTGGCAATCGGCCATCGTGCGCGACAAGAACAACCCGAGCGGGCTGGGTGCGGTCAACGACAACGCGTACCAGGGGGCGGTGACGTTCGCGACGGCGTATGAGGGGATTCGGGCGACGGTCGCGCACCTGCTGGTCTACGCGGTCGGTGACGGTGTCTGGGCCGGGTACGATCCGCGATTCAAGGCGGCGCGGGATGCCGGGTACCTCGGGATCGCGCCGACGCTGGCCGGGCTGGATGGCCGCTGGGCATCGCCAGGAGTGGGGTACGGCGCGGACGTGGCGGCGCGGGCGAACGATCTTGTGTCGTTCGCCAATGATGGGAGTTGGGAGCCGATGGAGGCACAGATACCGGGGTTCACGTGGTTCCCGGCCGCTGCGACGCACTACACGAAGGGCCGGACGGCACGGATTCGGGGCGGCGCGCAGCACTACACCGCCGGGACGGACAGTCTCGCGTGGCTGACAAGCACGAGCGGCAAGAACGACCCGAAGGCGCGGGTATCGGCGACGTTCCTCGTGAAGCACAACGCGACGATGCAGGATCGTGGCTGGCAGCTTGTCCGGCTGGAAGACACCCCCTGGACGACCGCGTTTGCGAATCCGTACACGGTCAGTATTGAGTACGAGCAGTTGGACGGGCAGGACATCCCGGACGGCGCGTATGCGGTGCTGGGCCAGACGTGGGCGGACATCGAGGCCAAGGTGCTGGCGCTGAACCTCGGGACGATTGACGTGGTGCAGGGACACAAGGTGTGGGTCGATAACCCGAGCCTGACGTGTCCCGACGGGATCGACGTTGCGCGGGTGGTGCGTGAGTGGCAGGCGCGACGGGGCCAGAAGCCACCACTTCCGCCGGGGATCGGCGACCCGGACGCGCGGTTCGTGCCGGAGACGGGCGCGTGGCTACAGTTCGGGTTCAAGGCATTCTGGGAGGCCAACGGGGACGCGCTGAAGTGGCTCGGGTACCCGGTCGAGAACGAACGCGGGATCTCGGGCGGGCTGAGCATCCAGCCGTTCGAACGCGGGGTGCTGCTGTACGACGCCAGTCAGCCGGAGGGGTGGCGTGTGACGGCGCTGCCATTGGCGCGCTATCGAGAGTTCGGGCTGGCAGCATGATCGGCTACATCCGGCTCAGGCCGCGTGGTGAGCCGCTGCCACCGCCACCGTGGGGCTTGTCTGACGTGGAGTGGCAGATGATCTACGCGCTGGCGAGGTGGCGTGACGAGGTCGGCGCACTGACGGACTTTCCGGGCTACCGGACGCTCGCGGAAGCCAGCGACGAACTCGCGCCACCACGGATGCGTTTTGCGCGCTGGCTGGCAGACGAGGGGCGGATATCGGGATGAGCACCGCATTCTGGACGGCGTTCTGGATCACGGTCGGCGTGCTGTTCGTGCTCGTGGATGCCACGCTCGCGCTCAACCGCACGCCGGGGGACACCGCAACCGAGCGCATCCGGGCCGGAATGCGACGATGGCGCTGGTTCCGGCTGCTGGTCGTCTGCTTTCTGGCGTGGCTCACGATTCATCTGCTATTCGAGCCGGGATACGTGTAGGAGGCTGTATGCAGGACGTGGGGAGTCTCACCATCGCCGCCGGGGTGTTCGGCTCAGTCTCAGTCAGCGTGCTGGTGATGCTGTTAGTCGAGCTGGTCAAGGCCTACGCGCCGGGGCTATCGGGCCGATCGGCTGAGGTTGCGGTGACGTTGGTGTCACTGGCGGCGGTATCGGCTGTGCTGGTCTCGACCCGCGCCGACTGGTACAGCCGGGACACGTACCTTGCGCTGGCCATCGGGACGGCCGGGGTCAACGTCTTGGCGCGAGGTCTGTACGCGAAGACATCCAGAGCCTGATCGCATCATCGCCCGATGGTCGTCGTCTCCGTAGTGGCGATCAGCGCGGGAGCGTCAACGGGCGTGGTTGCTCCTTCCCACTCTCAGTGGCAGCCTCGGTCTAGCACCGGGGCTGCCACCATTTAGAGACCCGATTGCGTGAAGGTCAGCGTGAGGTGGTCTGGCAGGACGCAGTCGGCGCGGCCGCACGTCGTGTAGACCTTGGTGTGTCGCGGCAGGCGCTCGCCGTGGGACAGCTCCCAGGCGACGGGGCGGATCGATCGCAGTCCGCCACGG